GTGTCGGGCCACGCCAGACGTGGGTGGGGGTCTAGAAGACTCCTTAGAGGGGGGATATGGGCCTTATTCATCGGCGTGGCATCTTGTGCTTATCCCTGCGTGAATTGATATGCGGGAACAATCCGCACGCGTCACCGTTCACCGTCGAGCGTATCTGACGCGCCCGCTTCTGAGCCCAGATGTGCGAGCGTCCATACATCCGGGCGATGGTGCGTGAGTCGAGACAGCCAGGGAGAGACAGCGCCCATCGTATCAGCTCCACGTGGCGACGGAAGCTCATAGAGTCTGAGCTAGCAATGGCATCCATAAAGCCCCTAAGCATTACAGCTACATGATCTCTGGATATAAACGCGTCGACCTCAGTCCGTTGCTTTTCACGTTCTAGGTCTAATTGATAACGCAATGAATTACTAATCCCATCCTTACTAAACTTAGTCCAGTCAGTATGGTTCTCATCAACTGCAAAGACGTGCCTACTCTGTACCATCTCGCGGTAGGGGAGCACACCAGAGTCACGCATCTTGTTTTGCGTTTTCTTAGGCTGAGAGAAAAACCACGCGTCAAATGACCTGGCCTCGTTTGCAGGAGCTGTTAGATCGTTTAGTCTAGCCTTGGTCACGCGCTCATTTGGAAAGGATGTTACTCAGCGGGCAAGTGGCAAAGGTTGTGCCACAGGCCGTCGACCTTGAACTCCATCATGCCGTGACGACGCATCCGCCAGATGAGGGATGACACCTTGCCGTCATAGGTAAAGTCCTTGAGGATGTATTCCCTGAGTTGGCTGGTGTTCATCGTGCTAGGCCAAGCACTCATGGCTTCCCTGATCCTGTCGTTCTTCTCATCCTTGACTGTCTTTGCTACCGCGGTGGCCTCCTTGCGGATAGCCTCCATCTTCTCCGGCATAGTTCTCCAGGCGTTCAGGCGGACCTTAGTCCACCAGCGCTTCTTGGCTAGGTAGTTTAGCTGACTGGGTGTGAGGTTCCTTTTCATGTCACTGATGCCTCCCACACAAGGGCGTCCCCTAGCGTAAGCGCAGGGGGTAAGCCCGTAGTACCCTTACCTTTAGGTAAGGACGGATGTTGAGTGGGATGTTGAGCGGGTGGGACGAGGGGGGTCATAGGTAGGGGTACGGTCCTGACCCTCAGTTGATGTTCAAACGCCCTGACGACCCCTTAGCGGGGCGGGAATCGCTATGCCTTGGGGCTGGGTCGTTGGCACTCTGGGAGGGGGGCTGGCTGTATTCCCATCGGATGACACCCTTCTGGGCGGCGTGACGAATGTAGATCTCGGACTTGAACTGCCCGGTATGGTCCTTCAGGTCGGCACGGCCACGGCGCTTAGTCAGGCCAAACTTGTAGATAGGCTCTTCGCCTTGGCAGCGGAAGAGCACGGCGACCTCGCGGAAGTAGTTAGTGAACTCGGAAGAGCCTAGGCCAGCGTAGGCTAGGTCGGCGACGGTGTGGCCTTCCTTCTCAGCGGAGGTCTTGGGCTTGCCGGTGTGGTGCATGGCGACGAGGACAGCGCCCGTCTCGAGGAGGATCGGGGCAAGGTCATGGCGCAGGAACTTGGACGCCTGCTCCTGGTCAGAGACGTCGATGCCGGCGAAGGACAGCAGGGGGTCGACAAAGACGATGTCGGCCTTATGCTCGATGATGAGTGCCTTGAGCGCGGCGGTAAAGGTCGTGCCGGTGCTGACGGTGTCGCGGTAGATGGCGAGGTGTTCCTTCAGCTGCGCGATCTCGGCAGAGTCGAGGTAGGCGCCTGCCACCACGTCTTGCAGACTCTCGCCGCAGTCTAGCGCATCGTTCTCTGCTTGCAGGATGATTGAGCGCAGGGGCTTGATGGGCTTGATGCCGAAGAAGTCACGGCCTAGCGCCCAGTGGACGGCGGCCTGCATCATCAGCGAGGACTTGCCGGTGCCCGACTGCCCGACGATCAGGAGCGACCCGCCCTTACAGAGCCAGCGGTTGCCGAGGATGTTGTTCGGGTCGTTCTTACGGTCAGCGGTGAGCAGGTAGTCGAAGTCCATGCGCTGCGGGCCGTGAGAGGCTTTGGCTTTGGAGCCCTTGCGTTTATCTGCCAGACGAGCATAGTGGTCGAGCAGTGTATCCGGGTCGGTGGCGTTGTTAGCCGCGTTAGATGCCTCTCGGAGGAGGGCGGCGTCGGTAATGAGGTCGACGTGCTCGGGGCGATATGTCGACGCACCGGCATCGCTGACCAGGAGTGAAACGGTGGCAGCGTCCACAGGGGAGCGGGCCTCGCGTAGGCGTTGGCTGACGGTGAGCTCGTCGGCAGGGACACCGTCGACAGCCAGGGACAGAGCCGCCGCGTAGATGTCTTGGTGGACAGGCTCGAAGAAGTCGGAGGGCTTGAGATCACTAGGGAGAGGGAGCGCATCACGGAGGAGGACGCCGAGGAGGTGGCGTTCCGCCGGCACGTTGTTCGGAGGAGTCATGGAAGAAGGGGTTGGGGTTTGTGGGCGTGGGTGCCCGGGGTCAAGGTACTTTGCGGAGGAGACGGTCGAGGTCAGTGCGTCGGTAGTGCGGGACAGGGCGGGGCGTCTTGTAAACGCGGGTCGGGATGTCCATGCCGTCGATGCGGTACTGTAAGCCGCGGACGGTGCGACGTTCCTTGCGGGCGTATTGCGATAGCGTGACCCAGCCAGCGGGAGCCTTAAAGCGTTCGAGCTCGATGGCGGCGATGCGGGCGTCAGACCAGGTCTTAAACTTGGGCGACAGTCGATAGACGAGGCGACCGTAATTCACGCGGCGCTCTTCTGCGAAGCCAGCCTTGACGATGCGGGCGATGGGTCCGCGAACACCGGCGAGCGTTTTCACGCCAATGAGCGGGACAATCTCCATCGTCCTGATCCAGCCGTCGGCGGCGGTATGCTTCGGGTCGCCCTTGAGCGCGGCGACTAGGGCGTGGGCATCGAAACGGCTCATCGGGCCTTGGGCGTGTAGACCTTGAGGTCGGTCGTCCAGACCCACTTCTTGCCGACGCGGTGCACAAGCCAGACCTTCCAGTCTTGGCCGTCGACCCAGCCAGCAGCAAAGCCTGAGCCCCAGCGGGACGTGGCTAGGCGGTGCGAGGCATATGCCATGGCGTCCTTCTGGCAGAGACAGCCGGCAGAGAAAGCGGCGCCGCCTTCGGCCTTGGTCAGGTTAACCTGGGCGAGCGTGTGCGTATGTCCATGGATCAGAGCGCCTCCCCGGTCAGCGTAGTGCTTGCCCTGCTCGGCAGTGGCGTTCAGGCCGTGCGCGTAACCGTGTATGAAGGCCACAGGCCCGAGACGATAGACACCCTTCTCAGCGTGGTAGGGCAGGATGGTCTTGGCTCCGCAGCTCTTGGCGGCGGTCTTGATGCGGGCCTCTAGGTCGGCGCAGTAGTCGCGGACGATGGCCGAGCCCGAGGTATGCTGGAGCGCAACTGCCCGGTGTTCGTGGTTGCCCATCAGGTAGACGGTGGGCTTGGTGCGGGCTAGGAAGTCCTCCCCGCCTTGGATGTCAGCCATCAGGGACTCGGCACCTTCAGCATCGTTGCCCACGCCACGGCGAAGCGATCGGAAGTCGAAGCAGTCGCCGAGGTGCACGCGCACGGTCGGCTTGTAGTCCTTGATGAACTCGCAGAGGGCGTCGGTGGCCTCATCGTCGGCCATGTCACCGTGGTTATCCCCAAAGGCTACGAAGCGGGTCGGCGTGCTCATTTGCGGTTGAGGTGAGGGATGGGCTGGCCGGAGTCGAAGGCCGCAAGCATCTCGTCACGGCGCTGACGGGCGGTCAGCAGGTCGTGGCCGATGTTCTCGACGATGTCCGTACCGCGACGACGCAGGCGGAACCAGTAGCAGTCGCCCAGGCGTTGAAGGTGGTGGTTCGGGTTGTCGGTGATGACCTTATCAGATTTGCGGTGGCCTTTGCTGACCGTGTACTTGGGGCAAGCCAGCAGGAAGGCGACGCGATCAGGGGACAGGCCGACCTTGCGAGCCCATGCCACCGTGTCGGGGGTCATAGTCTCCATGACTTTGCGAGGATGCGTCCTTCGGACATGATCTGCTGACGGGCGTTGGGCTTGAAGATGTACTCCTGGTCAAAGGAGTGCGAGGCGCGTATCTCGGCGATGCTGTCTAATTCTTCATCGTTGGCGGGGCCGATGCCAGCGGTCGAGACGTAGACGGTGCGGACCTTCCAGCCCTTCTCCCAAAGGATGTCCTGGGCCACTCTCAGTTCGTTAATATATCGCCAGTCAGAAGTCACAACCGTCTCAGGACTGACCTGATCATGGTGCTTCATCACCGGCACCCAGTTGGCGAAGTGTCGGGCGAAGACGTCCTTGTCGAGGCGCCGTGCGAACTTACCGAAGGCCACTAAGGCGTCGCGGTTCTCGCACTTGAAGTCCTCGGCCATGAAGTTGCCTTCGAGCCCAAGGTAATCCATGAAGTGGTTGCCGGCCTCTTTCAGCGCGTCGGCAAAGTTGATGTGCTCGGCGGGGCGGGTCGACCACTCCAGCAGGCCCGAGGCCAGCGTATCCTTACCAGCCCGGGCGAACCCACTGATCAGGACGAGAGTGGGGGCGGCCATCGGCGTGGGTGCTTCGGTCATGGGTTAGAAGGGCGGAGCGTCAGGGAGAGTGTCAGCGACGGTCGGCTTCTGGGAGCCCTTGGGGTATGTCATCTTGTACTTGTACTGGGGGCGTCCGTTGTACTCGCCATTGGCTTCGCACTCTACGCCGACGAGGATGGTCTGGCCGCAGGCGGGCTCGAGGTACTGGAGGTACTCGGCAGCCGTAGCGTCGAGCCTGATCTCCTCGGTGAACTTGCCGGAGTACTTGCCGACGAGCATGGCGAGGGCCTTGCCG